GAGGCGTGCATCACCGAAACCGGTGACCTCGTCCGCGCGCCGGGCAATGATACGTACCGGCACGGGCGCACCACCCTCCGGCGTGTAGACAGCATCCCTGCCGATATTTGGGTCGGAGAAGAGCAGGCCGACAGCGGCGGCGAAGGCACTCATCAGAACGAACCGTTCAGCCGTACCCGGCCGATCGTGTCACCGGCGCCACCGGCAACCGCCGCGACGGCGACGCCGATCAGCGTGTTGGAGGTCGTGGTCTTGGTCGTTTCCTTGGCGGTATTGTCCCAATAGACCTTGTCGCCGGCAGCCCATGCCTGGCTTGCCGTCTTTTTCAGATCGAACACGCCGACGACGGCGGTCTCGACAGTTTCGCCGCTGGCGGCGTCGGCAGAGGCGATGCCGAAGATGGAGCCGACGAGCAGACCATCGCCGGAAGCAACGGCATAGGGCGCGGTCAAGGTGATGGCGTTGCCGGGCTGGACGTAGCTTTTCATGGATGAAGTCCTTTCGGAAAGATGAAGGGCGGCCCATCAGACCGCCCGTGCGTTCGGGTCCATGGAGAGAGTGTCCGGCTGTTACGCGCCGGGGTTCTTGTAGAGACCGCGCCAGTCGATGGCCTTGGCGCCGAAGTCGAGCCGGCACTTAATCTCGACACCATCGACATCGAAGCCATTGCGGGTTTCGATGTAGGCGCCCTGCTGGCCTTCCAGATATGCGTATTCGATGGTGTCGATCTGGTTCGGCGAAGCTGCCAGATACCAGCCTGTTTCGCTGGCGGCATCGAGCCTGGGCTCGCTGATCGGCGCCAGCGTGCGGATCGATTGCGGCACGACGTTCCCGCTCTGGGCGGGTACGAGGTTCTGGGCGACCAACTGCTCGGCCTTCAGTTCCAGCGAGGCTGGCACGATCAGGAAGGCAGGCCGGATGTTGAGCACGGTCTTCTTGTCGAGCCCGGTCTGTTTGGCCATTGCGGCGCGGGCCGCGCCGACACTGGTGACGTCGAGTGCCGCGCCCGTACCGGCAAGGTTCTTGTGGTTGGCGTGGAAGAGCGCGGTGCCGTCCGCCATCGCCGGGTTGACGGTGATGATGCCCCAGACCACGTCGCTTTCGAGCTGGGCGATGGAATTGCCATACATCGCCGGAATCCGGGTGAAGGCGTCGAGATCGTCATTGATCAGCACCTGCCGGGTGATAGCGACCACCCGGCCATAGGTCCTAACCTTGTAGCTCTCCTTGCTCTCTCCGAGCGTCCCGCGCTTGAACTCCCCGCTCTCGCCGACCTCGAGCAGCTGCGGCGCTTCGCCGAGCTGCACCCGGTGCATCGCCTTGAAGTCGGTAGCCAGCACCTGACGGCAGAACAGCATGAAGGTGCGGGGATAGGCCTCGTAGGCCTGGCGCAGGGTCTTGTTGGTGACCGCCGAGAGGATCTCGGGGAAGTCCGAGGTCGAATGCAGCGCCCGCGTCGCCACCTCGTCGCGTGACAGGCCCCGCGTGTTCACCCCGGCATTGCCGAGGCTTTCGCGGGCGAGTTCCAGCAGGGTCATGCCGCGATACTGTCGGGCGGCGTCCTCCAGCTGGAACAGCGTCGGGCTGTAGCGGTGCAGGAGCGCGTTCGCGACCGCATCGCGACGGGTGATCCGCTCATCCTGACCGCCGAGCGGAACCGTGACATGGGGGAAGGTCCGGGTCTCTTCGGATTTGGCGGCGACCTGATCGAGGATCAGGCGGCGGGCCTCGTCGACGCTGACGCCGCGCTTGACCAGATCTTCGGCAAAGCCGCGCTCGAGGTTCAGCCGTCCGGCCAGATCGTAGATGGTGGAAACGCGGTCACGCTCGGCCTCTCGGGCGCGGGTCGCGGCGGTTTCGGCGTCCGGCGCATTGGGCTCTGCCGGCGTGTTCGGTTGAGAACGTCCCTCGGCCGAATCCGGCTTTGCCGACGTCGGTGCGGCAGCCAGGACAGGCTGGGCACTGCGAGTTTCGACGATGGCGGGGTTATCTCCCGCTGCGACAGTGGTGCTCTCGGGCATGAAGGCCTCCTTGTTCGAGCGGGTTGCGATGATTTCGATCGGATAGCTGGCCTGGTCGGCGGCGCGCACCTGCGCGCGCGGATCCGCGGGGACGGTGACGAAACTCACCTCGAGCGGCGTCCAGCGCTCGACGATGCGCTTTTCGACCTCGCCCTTCTTTTCGGCTTCGACGACTTTTGCCCGGTCGATGGAATAGCCGACCGAGACATTGCGGATGATACCGTCACTGATCAGTCCGAACATCCTGTCGGCGGCCTGATCCAGACCCTCTCGGGGAAAGCGGATCGTGGCTCTGCCTTCCTTGCCCTCGATCCAGGCGCGCTCGACCACGCCCACCTGCGAGAAGGACGACCAGACCGAATGGCTGTCGAGCGCCGGCGCGCCGGCATTGAGACGCGTGAGATCGACAGCCCGCTCGCTGACCTCGAGGATCTCGTCGAAGGGAACGGAACTGTCCCACCCGGTCCAGCGCCGGCGGCGCACCGGGGCTCCGGTGGTGAAGACGACATCGACGGAGCGGGTCTCGGGATCGACCGACGATGGCGCAATGGTTTCTCGCCGCGTCTGCATCGGCAAAGATGCAGGCACGGGCATAGTCGTGTCGGGCATGGCCCTGTCTCCTATTGGTCGGTTTCGGCGCGCGCCGGCTCGGTGGCCGCATCGTCCCGCTGGGCGATGCCGGTCTTGGTGACGCGGCGCGGGTCGCTGTCGAGCACGAGCCCCAGCGCATCCAGCTTGGCGTTGGTGGCGGCGATTTCGGCCAGCACCTGATCGGGATTGCGGCCCTGCTGAGCGATCACCTCGGCCAGCGTCATGGTGCCGGAGCGGATGGCCAGAAGATTCGCCATGGCGTCCTTTTGCGGATCGACCGCCTCGAACTTCGGTGGCGACCATTCGACCGGCACATCTGGCGTCGGGATCGCGCCCGCCGCCCAAGCGGCCTCGGTGAACCAGCGCCAGACGGGCTGACACAGCATCGGGATGAAGAGCTGCCACTGCACGGCGTCAATCATCCGGCGGAACTCGACCAGCCCCGCCCGGATCGAGGAATAGTTGACCTGGCTAAGGTCTCCGGTCAGCAGCTCATAGGGCACCCGGAAGCCGGCCGAGATGGTGTGCAGGCTGGCGCGCTTGTATTCGCCGTAGCCGCCGGTCGCAGCCGGCTGGTTGAAGCGAATGTCCTTGCCACCACGGGCATAGGCAATCAGCCCCGGTTCGAACTGTTCCACCCGGTTGCCATCGGCATCGACCACGGCTGGCGCGATGCCCTGCTGCGCCTCGTCGTCGCCGAAGACGATGGCGGTGACGCAGGCCTCGGTCTTCTTGCGGACCAGTTCAGCCACCTCATAGTCGTCGAGATCGCGCAAGCTGCGGATCACCGGCGCGCCCCAGGGAACGCCGCGTGCCTGCGTCCGCTGCTTCTCGTAGACATGGGCGATATCGGTTGCGGGCACCGGGCGGCTCTGCAACCCGTTCTGCAAGGCCCCGTAGGCGTCGCCCGGATGCTCGGCGTGCAGCCAGTAGGCCCGGCGTTTGCCGACCGGGTCGAACTCGATCCCCTGGACCAGTCGTCCCGCACCGAGGACGCCGGATTTCGTGGCGTCGAGGAAGTCTGCCTCCAGCACCTGCAATTGCATGGGCACCGGTAAACCGTCCGACGACCGGCGCAATCTGCGACGCACCAGCACCTCGCCGGCTTCGACCATCTCACGGCAGATCAGCGTCTGCAGCCCGTAGAAATCGAGCTGGCCATCGGCATCGCACTCCGCCGTCCAGCGCTCGAACAGTCCGTCGACCTTTTGGTCAAGCTTGTCGTCGCCACTGGCAGCGCGCGGCATGATGCCCGCGCCGACGATGTTGTTGACCAACACCGCCACCGCCTTGGCGGCATGCGGGTTGTTGCGCACCAGATCGCGCATCCGGTTACGCAGCAACGCCCCGGCCATGCCGATTTCGGTATCGGCCGATGACCCCGGTGCGCGCCAGCCATCGGTGCGCCGCCCACGCGCGGCGCCATCGTAACCGCGCGTCAGGGTTTCGAAGGCTTGTCGCGCCAGCACGCGTCGTGCGGCGGTACGGGGCGCAACGGCCGCAACGGCTCTATCGAACCAACCAGCTTTCATGCTCGGTCGCCGCGCGAGAATCCAGCGAGCCCGGCCACGGGCAACGGCCGGCCGACACCGGCGATGGCGCGCTCGATGGTGCGGATGCGAGCGAGCAGGTCCTCGGCCGAGCCGTAGTCCACCGACTTGCCGTCGTAGCTGACGCGCGTCGTGCCGCTGGCATAGGCGCGGCGCAGCGCCGAAAGCTCGACTTCTGTCCAATCGGTCATTGCCTGTTTCCCTGTCGGACCATTGGCCCACCACGCCTCTTGCTCAAAACCATCCATCCCGCCGTCCGAGCCAGTCGGAGCGACGCTTGCCCTGCGGGACCAGTCCCGGTCGGTTGATCTGCCCTGCGGGATCGTCGTCGGTGGGTGCGGCCCCGAGTTGATCCTCGAGGTCGCGCCATTTCTCATCCGGCCAGCGGTCCGCGCCCGCGATCCATGCAGCGGCGCGGGCATAGACCCGGCAATCCAGCGCCTCGTTGCGCTCCCTGAGCTTTTGCCATTCGAGCCTGGCGAAACCGCGTTTCGTGTGCACCGTCACCAGCTGCTCGGCCACGAATTGTTTGAGCCACTCGCTCTCCACCCATGTCGGCAGGTGGATCGTGCCAGGCGGGAAGATTGCGCCCTCGGCGCGTTCCTCTGCCGTCGGCCGATCCAGCCGCAGGAAACGGTAGGTTTCGGCCTTGAAGGTCGAGACCGCCACGGTCCAGAGCCGCGCCCCGCGCCGCAGGCGTTTCCCGCCCTCGGTCGCGTCGACGAAGGTCGGGCCCGACACCGGGCTCGAGCGGTTGAACCCCTCGACGCCCTTCACCGGCGCTACCTGCGCGAACCCTTGCTGGCGCGACCAGGAATAGACGGCCGGAGCCTCGTAGCCGGTGTCGATGGCAAGGCGCGCGATCCGCAGATGCGCGCCGCACTCATGCGGCCAGGACAGATCCAGCAGTGCGGTCAGTTCGCCCCAAGCCTCATGCCGATCCGGCCCGCCCTCGATCACGACGTGATCGACGAGCCAGGACTCCAACCCGCGACCCCAAGCCCACACATCGATCTCGATCCGATCCTTCTGCACGTCGGCCCCGGCGGTCAGGAACAGACCGCCCGCGGGTACGGTGCCCGGTCTCCACGCCTCGCGGCGGTCGTACAGCCGTTGCCAATCCGGCGCTTCGCCGGTCTCGACCCAGGTCTCGCCGAGGATGGTATTGCGGAACGCCTTGATCGCCTCGTCCGACCCTTGTGCGGCTTCCCAGCTTCTCGCAATCTGCATCCAGCTCATCCATCCCACGGGCGAATAGAGCGCGGAGAGGTGATAGCCGACCGCCCGCGGATCGGCCGATGTGGCGGTCGCCCGCCACTCACCAGCCTCCAGCATCGCCGTCTTGTGGTGCTCTGCGATGGCGCCGTCGCACCCCTCGCAGATGTATTCCGCCGTCTCCGGTCGCCCTTTCTGCCAGCGCAGCCGGTCGAACTTCAGCCATTGCATCGCGCCGCAATGCGGGCACGGCACGAAATAGCGTCGCTGGTCGCTCGCCTCGAACTCGCGCTCGATGCGCGACATTCCCCGGATCGTCGGCGTCGAGACCAGCAGCACCTTGCGCCGGTGGGCGAAGGTCAGCGACCGGGCCTCGGCCAGCGTCACCGGATCGCCTTCCTCGTCGGCCGAGGCCGGATAGGCATCGACCTCGTCGAGGAAGATGTAACGTGCCGGGGTGGACCGCAGTCCGACCGCCGAGTTGGCGCCCGTCATGATCAGGATGCCGCCCGCGAATTCCTTCGACAGCATCGTGTTGCCGGCGTCCCGCGAACGGGCCGGTTTGACGCGGTCCCTCAGTTCGGGGCTTTCGTCGATCAGCGGATCGATCCGCTGGCGCGAATTGCGCTTGGCCAGCTCCACCGTCGGCTGGACCGCCAGCATTGGCCCCGGCGCCTGGTGGACGACAAAACCGATCCAGTTGTTGCCTGCCTCGGTCGCGCCGACCTGCGCCGCCTTCATGAACACCACCCGCTGTGTCGGATCGCCCGGCGACAGCCGGTCCATGATCTCGCGCATATACGGCGTGCGTGCCGTGCGATACCGCCCCGGCTCGGCCGAGGCGCGCGACGACAGCCGGCGATGCCGATCTGCCCATTGCGATACCGTCAGGTCCGGATCGGGTGTGAGACCGGCGCGCCAGACGCGTAGGATCTCGTCCGCGCCGTCGAAGTCGGTCAGGGCATCGCCATCACCGGAAGTCGGGCCGGACCTCGGCGAGTTCGTCGAGGTGGGCGCGTACATGTTGCTCCAGGACCTTCTGCATCGTGGCCGGGTCCAGACCGAGCTCCGCCGCCATCAGCGCCGCTGCTCGTGCCGGCCAGTTCACCCATGCGTCCCGTTCCTCTCGTGCCAGCCGGAAGACCAGTAGGGTGGCCCGGCTGCGGTCGATCAGTTCTCCCTTGAGCTGCTGAAGCTTGAGCCGTCGTTCCTGTGCCTTCAGCACCTCGTTGGCGGTCCTGGCCTGCAGGAAGGTCGTGCCGCCGCCAACCATCGGCGCGGCGAGACCCTGTTCGCGCAATGTATCGCCAACGGCCGTCACCGCCGCCTCGGGCACCGGCTTCAGTTTTGGAGCGGGAGCCTTCCTGGTCTTCGAAGGGTCGGTCGTCTCCGCCCGACGCCGGTCGGAAGCCGCCGCATCTATGCTGCCATCTGGATAAAGAACCAGCCGGCCGGCCGTTTTCGCCTTCTGGATGGCGCCGCGCGACAGGCCGGCATGGGCGGCATACTGGCGCTCGCTCATGCCCTGCATGCGAATTCCTTCTCCGGCTCACCATCAACACGAAAACAGCAATGAAATGATCGTCTTATTCAGTTGATGAAGCGTCAGGTCAGAGCATCACTGTCAGCGTGAACAGAAAGGACCACGCCATGACGAATGCCCAGAAAGCCATCGATGCCTTCATTGCTGCAAAACTCGAGATCGACGACATGCTCGCGCGCCTCCAGGCGCTGAGCGACGATCACTTCAATACCAACCCCGACGAGATCAACTGGGCCGATGTCGGCACGCTCGACCATTACCGCGCCAGGCTGCGCGAGGTCTGCGACAGCGCCTTCCATGAAGGCGAATACGCCGAATAGCGCCAATGCCTCGGCTTCCGCCCGCCGACTGGCGGGCTTGGCCTCGTAGAAGGGTCCGCATTCTGCGCGCCCATTGATGGAAACGGAAACGATGTTCCTGATCTACGATGCCAACAATTCCCGGACACAGATCTGGGCCTGCCGTGAGGACCATGGCCACGGACTGGTCTGGAGCTTCGTTGTTTACGGCCTCACGCGGTCTGGTGATCCGCGCAACTGCCCGTCGCTCGCCATGGCATGCGAACTGGTGGGTGCCGACCCACTGCCGATCCTGAGGACGGCTCCGTTTCTGTCACAGGAGAAGGGAGCTTCCCGATGACCAAACTTTCCGACACGCAAGCAATCATTCTCAGCACCGCCGCCCAGCGCGACGACCGCATCGCCCTGCCGCTGCCGGCCAATCTGAAGGGCGGTGCCGCCACCAAGGTGGTCGACACCATGGTTGCCAAGGGCCTGCTCGAAGAGGTCGAGGCGCGGCGCATCGCTTTCCAGCCGCATCTGAGCGACCCGGTCTGGCGCGAAACCGGCGATGGACACGGCACCACGCTGGTCATCACCGATGCCGGCCTCGCCGCCATCGGCATCGAGCCGGAGGATCTGCCGGACCCGGACGCGCCACGCTCCGCCACAGGCGGCGACACGGGCGCGTCTATCGACGGTGCGGACCATGACGCCACCGTTGCCGACAACGCGCCCACGGCGGCCACAGGCGCGAAGGTGCGGACGCCACGCGAAGGCACCAAGCAGGCGACGCTCATCACCATGCTGCGCGCGCCGGACGGCGCAACGATTGCCGAGATCGTTGCCGTGACAGGCTGGCAGCCGCACACGGTGCGCGGCGCGATGGCGGGAGCGCTCAAGAAGAAGCTCGGGCTCGAAGTGACCTCCGAGAAGATCGAGGGGCGCGGCCGGGTCTACACCATTCAAGGCTGATCGCTCGAAGCATCCCAAACGCCGTCCGCAATATCGGGCGGCGTTTTCTGCGGCGGATGGATTGCCGGAAGGAATTCCTTCGATAATCTGTGTGGCAACATCGCAAGCCGAAAGGAACAGATCATGGCCGATACTTGGCTTCCCTCACTCAAGACCGCGACCCCGCAGGAGGGGTTTGACCTTGCCACCAAGCTGGCGCGTGTCGGCGTCAAGGTGACCCAGCCTTCGGCGGAAATCCGCGACAGTTTGCGTGCCGCCTATGACCACGACACCGCCCAGCTGATCGCCTCATCGCAGGTGATCGCCACCCATTTCCAGACGGTTGCCGCCGCCAACAACTATTGGCGCGACTGACTGAATCTGGCGGGACTGCTTCATACCGACACCTCGTCATCCATCAGCCAACAGTTCAGCCGCGAGAGTTCGTAGCGCATACGCCGCAACCAGGGGGACCACGCCGTTGCCACAGAGGCGAAGCCGGTCCACCCGGTGGGCCAGCCCATCAGCGCCTCGACGAACAGCGGGTTCAACGTTCGGGGCGATGGCGAGATATTGTGCCCAGCCATCGACGTCATGAGGACCTGGCGGCCAAGCAGGCCGTTCACCGGCGTGTTGGCGAGGTTCGTCGCTCCATCCTTGTGATCGCGTGCGGTCGGCGTCATCCACATTCCGGCTGCATGGGTCAGATCGGCAGTTTTCCGGTTTCCCGCACTCGGCTTGCACCCGTCGTTGGCCATGGGCGTCGGCCAGTCTCGGGCCATACCGTCCAAACCCTTCTCCTGTTTCCGCTCGCCGCCACGGCTGCGGAAACTGTCGGTCTGCGGCGTCGGCCAGAGCCGCATCATCTCGGTGCGGTTGCCGCCACTCGACCGGATTCCAGAGCAGGCGCGCGGGGTCGGCCAGTTCGTCACCTTCGTGGATTGCGAGGATGAAGAGCCGCTCGCGCTTGTGGGGCGCGCCGACTTCCGCCGCCGTGAAGAGGCCTGCCGCAAGGCGGTAGCCCATGCCGACCAGTCCGCTGGCGACTTCGGGGAAGCCGAGGCGGAGATGATGGGCGACGTTCTCGAGGAAGACGAAGGGCGGCTCGGCCTCGGCGATGATGCGGGCGACATGGGGCCAGAGGTGGCGCGGATCATCGGCGCCCCGGCGCTTGCCGGCGACGGAGAACGGCTGGCACGGATAGCCCGCAGTGATGATGTCCACCGCGCCGCGCCATGGGCGGCCGTCGAAGGTTCCAACATCGTCCCAGACAGGCGCGCGATCCAGGGCCGCGTCTTCCATCCGCGCCACGAGAGTGGCTGCGGCGAAGGTTTCCCGTTCGACATGGCCCACAGTTCGATATTCGGGGATGGCGATGGTGAGCCCGAGGTCGAGCCCGCCGGCGCCGGAACAAAGGGAGAGGCCGAACAGGCATGTGCCTCCGGCTCCGGCAGACAGGCCGGAGGAAGGTAAAGCCAGGTCATGCATGTCACGCGGCGGTCTTGCGCTTCCGCGCAGGTTCGGGGGCGGTGTCCATGTCCGGCGTATCGGACGAAGCGTCGGCATCGTCGCCCCGCCGTTCGGCTTTCACCTGCGCGAAGGTCCGGCCATCGCCGTCGAGGATCGCCTCGCGGCCCGTGTCGGCCTGCCAGCGTTCGACGGCGACATCGACGTAGGCCGGGCTGATCTCCATCGCGAAGACGCGCCGGCCGTTGGCCTCGCCTGCCATGATCTGCGAGCCCGAGCCCAAGAACGGCTCGTAGCAGAGCCCGCCGCGCGCCACATGCTGGCGCATCGGGATCCCGAAGGCATCGAGCTGCTTCGGTGTCGGGTGGTCGGGACGCTCGTCCTTCGCAAAACTCGGCAGTAGCCAGGTCGAGGGCAGCGTTTCTTCCGCCACCTTCGGCGGGCGTTTGCCCTTGATCCAGCCCATGAAGCAGGGCTCGTGCTTCCAGAGGTAATGCGATCGGGTCAGGACACCGCGGTCCTTCACCCAGATGATCTGCTGATGCACGAAGGCCCCGGCCTTCTCCCAGCAGGCCTCGAGCATCGCCTGGCGGCGCGACGCGTGCCAGCAATACCAGGCCGCATCCTCGGTGATCGCCTCGGCCACAGCTGCGGCGATAAAATTGTCGTAGAGTTCCGCGCCCTGGCTACTGTCGTCCCAGGTGGTGCCGTAGGACGGTGACCAGTCCTTGTTCTGGGTCGGATGGTTGGTGCCATCGTAGTCGACGAGGTACGGCGGATCGGTCGCGAACAGCATCGCCCGCTCGCCGTTCATCAGGCGGCGCACATCGTCATGGTTCGTGGAATCTCCGCACAGCAGCCGATGATCACCGAGAATCCAGAGATCACCCGTGCGCGAGACAGGATTGCGGGGCGGTTCGGGGATGGTGACGGGCGGCGCGCCGGCGCCACCACTTTCTTCACCGTCAACTTCCGGCACATAGGCCAGCAGCTTGTCCAGCTCGCCATCGGAAAACCCGACCAGAGACAGGTTGAAATCCTCCGCCAGCAGCTCGTTCAGCTCGGCCGACAAGAGCGCATCGTCCCAGCTGCCGAGTTCGGTCAGCTTGTTGTCCGCGATCCGGTAGGCCCGCCGCTGCGCCTCGGTCAGATGCCCGAGCACGATGACCGGCGCCTCGGTCAGCCCGAGCTGCGTCGCGGCCAGCACGCGACCATGGCCGGCGATCAACTCGCCATCCTCGCCGACGAGACAGGGCACGGTCCAGCCGAACTCGGCCATGCTGGCGGCGATCTTCGCGACCTGGTCGGCACCGTGTAGCTTCGCGTTCTTCGCATAGGGCTGCAGGCGCGCAAGCGGCCAGGTCTCGATCCGCTCGGGAGCGAAGGCGAGGGACATGAACGATCCTGTCGATGGTGGTGGTGGCGATCGGTGATGTTGACGCAGTGGATTCCGTCTGGCGGAGTCCACCGGCTCCCGTCTGGATTCTGGAGTCCAGAAAATCCACCCCGGAGTCCACCGACCAAGGGTTTGTTGCTGCGTGGTAATTTCGAATTGCGGGAGCGGCTTCCGGCCGGGGTGGCTTCCCAAAAATCCGGCCCTGTCGCTGGCGATGCGCCGCGCTTCGCCCGCCAGCATAGGATTTTCGCCAGGAAGGACCCGGAAATCGGTCTGGGAGTGGGGCGATGGCGACGCGCGTGCCTCACCTGAGGTTAGCCAGAAACCTAGCCCGATCCTGCGGTTTTGTCCGTTCGAAAAGTGTCCGCCGAACACTTTCCTCGGCGCTGCTCAGGGCTGCGCCGATCCAGCCAGTTCGATCACCTTGCGCTTCGACAGGTTGCGGTTCAGCCGCCTCCCGTTAAGCCGGAAGGCGATGACGCAAAGCGCGTAGAGCCAGTGCTCATGGGCGGCCGTGCGGTGCAACCCGACGGTCCAGCAGATGGTCTTCCAGCGCTCACCATGGGCACGCAGCCAGACGATCTTGCCGTCGGTCGGATCGAGGCCGACCGTCCAGGTGAGCGTTTCCTCCATGCGGCTGATGGCAGCGGGTGATGGCAGGAAACGCATCAGCTGCGGCTCCTGGCCGACGAGGTCGGCGAATTCGTAGAAGTAGTCCGGCCAGGTGTTGAAGTAGCCTTGCCGGCGCGGCTCCGGCAGGCGTTTCAACACCGAAGCGGCCTCCGAGAGCCGGGCTTCGACGAAGCTGGGTGTCCATTGGGTCATTTGCGCACCTCGTTCTGCGTGGGGCGTGCGCCGTAAAGCCGCTCGCCGAGTTGCCGGACCAGTTCGCGTTCGGGCCAGCTGAGTCGATGATCGTCGACGGACACGGCGAGCAGACCCTGATCACGCCAGCCGTCACGCTTGACCTCGTCGGCGTCGCGACGGTGCCCGCCATAGCCGGGCGGGGTGAACTTCATGGTCTTCATGGCTGCACCTCGGGAAGCAGGGCGGCATAGCCGATGACGTCGACCAGGCTGTCGCTGTGGCCGGGATCGTGCGCCAGCCGGACCAGCTTGAGGTCGATCATGCACAGCACCACTTCGGCCGGCGTGATGGTGCGACCGAGGGTGAGCGACCAGCGCGCGGCGACGGCTACGAAGGATGCAGCGGCTGGGCCGTAGCTCTCGGCGCGGGCGTTCAGCACCTGTGCCGCACGATCGAGGATGGCGGAGCGGGTCATGCCAGACCTCCGTTGGTTTCGATCGCCCAGAGCAGGATGGCGATGGCGTCGGCCTCGTTGTCATCGGCGGGTGAAAAGCCACGCGCGCGAACGGCGGCAATCATCGCGGCCTTATCGGCATTGCCCCTGGCGGTGGCATGGCGTTTGATGGTGCCGACCGGAACGCCCTGATAGGGCACGCCGCGCAGTTCCGCCCATGCGGTGAGCGTCGCCATCAGGCCGCCGTAGACGTGGGCGGCGTCTGTACCGGCGTGGCGACGGACCTCCTCGAACCAGATGGTGGCCATCGGCCCGGACAGCCGATCAATCTCGGTCAGCCAGTTGGTGAAGCGCAGATAGCGCATGCCGCCACCGTCGAAACGGCCCGGGCGCAGCGACAGCGTGCCGCTGGTGATCAGACCGTCGGCGTCGCGCAACGCCCAGCCGGTGGTGGTGCCGAGATCGAGGGCGAGGATGGAACGATGGTGCGCCATCGTGACCGGCAGCGCGGGGATTGCACTGCGGTCTGCTATGCGCAGAGTCGGGTCAGCCATGGGTGGTCTCCTTCTCGGGTTGGCTGCTTTGGTGGAGGACGACGGCGGTCTGGTGCCTGGCAGCAGGGGACCGCCGTCGTCGGATCGAGGAAGCGGGTGGGCGCTGGCCTTGCGCGCGAAACCCCTGGGGGTGGGAGTGGGAGAACCCGCCTGCGGCGTTCTCCCCCACCCCCGTAGGGGGTGGTTTCGCCCCCCTGTACTTGTGACGGGCATCAACCAGTTGATGTTGCGGATGATTTTCCAGTTTCGGGAGTTTCGGCCGATGCATCCCGCCGAATCTGATTGCAGCGAAACCGATCTGGCTCGCGCGCAATCCTGAAGGGGTAGTTTCGGCAGCGAACCCAATCTGGTCACAACTGGGCCGGTCGTAGGTCCGTGCAGGAATGACGGGGCAGTTTCGCAATTGCGCCCCATCTGGTTCAAACTGATCGGCGCGTAGTTCTGCGGGCGACGGTCTGTCCGGGCGATCATGGCTGTTCGCCCTCCGGATAGACCCAGACGAGCGGGTTCTCGACCTCGAGCAGCACGCCGGTCTGCGGTGATTTGTAATGGGTCGGCAGCACGGTGATGGCGCCGCTCGACACCTCGCCGGTGATGAGATCGACGTCCTCCCCATCGACAGGGAAGATCATCCCCTCGACGCACAGGAAACCGAAGCGGGACCGCGAGGGCTTCAGCCCATAAGGTGCGCCGTCGCGTACGAACTTGATGAAGCCCTTGGTTGCCTGAACGCTGATCCGCTCGCGGATCCC